CCGTTGATCTTTTTAGAAAGTTTCAACAGTCCGGCCCTGGTACTAAAGATTGGTGATAACATAATCAAGATGCCTGTGGATTGGCATGTGTTAATTGGAGAACCCGATCTAGGCGACCTAGAAGTAGTTCCATTAACCAGTATTAATGATCGTGGCTTTAGTGTGTTCTGTTTCAATCCCCTAAGCAGCTTCCGTCCAGAGTTTGCCACAATTGAGATTGTGGACATATACCAGGATGTCAAATGGTACTTTCCTAAACTCAAACCTGGACAGTTATTAGCAATACCGTTAGAAACTGGAACACAAAAGCCCTTGTGTGCATATTTCGTAAAAGACATTTCAAGACAAAGTGAGGTAGTGGATTATGGCAAATGCTGGTAGACTAGAACCTGGAGCAACTTATGTATACGAAAAAGCTGACGGCGTAACCTATGCCAGAAAGACGGGTGATCCGCCAGATGCTAGATTTGAAATAGGTAGAGATTACGATAGTGAAAAGCTACACAAAGAATTAATGGATGCCAAGCTTTGGGGACGAATACATCGAGCTGCTGAATCCAATCCTGCTTTACAAGAAGCACTGGATCGTGTTATAGTTATATACGAACTAAGTAGACAAGATGAATCCATAATGCATCATCCAGTATGAGTGATAAACTAAACATTGCAAACGAAATGCGGGCCTTTGATAGCAAGGATCGCCGTTTTTACGCTGACTTAACAGATGAAGAGCGCAAGAAGTTCAGTAACTATCTCATGGTACGTTGGGGTAGTAGTGTGCAAGGCAGCGCAGAATTACAACAGTATTATCTACTGTCCTGCAACGAGAATTTAAACAAGCACTTCTTTGATCTAGCCAAGCATCCGGAACTGCAATGGCTGTCGGCTACTACAGTTAGTCCAGGTATGGGTAACTTTAGACATGACTGGATCAAACAAAAGAAACGCGACAGCACAGATAACAAGACTGTTAAATTTTTAAGACACTTCTATCCCGATTACGGTGTAGATGAATTGGAGTTATTGGCAGCAATTAATACCAAAGATGATTTAAAACAACTAGCACGTGATCACGGGTGGGATCAAAAGAAAATTAAGGAATATCTGTGATAGATCTAGTGACAGTGGTATACTCACCAGAGATTAATTTATTAAAAACTCAGGCTTTGAGCATACAACAAAGATTTAAGTTAGAACATGTAAACAAGATTTATGTAGTAATCAATGATTACCCACATGTGGCAGAGTTAATTTTAAAAGATTGGTATGGAATTTTTGCATCCAAAATAGAAATAATACTAGATTGGCCTTGGACTGATGCCGATGATGCACACAAAGAACTTAGTTTAACTCATGGATGGTACAAACAACAAGCTTTAAAATTACTAGCTGTATCAAAATCACAATCTGAATGGTGCATGGTTCTAGATGCTAAAACATGGTTTATTAAAGATTATAATCCTGAGGATTTTTTTACTGGACATCGTGCTAGATGTAATTTAATTCCTACTGTGGATTGCTTTCTTGATGTACAAAAAGTATTAGAAAATTATTTTCAAACATCAAACACAGGAAAAACAATATATCCGGCTGGAGTTCCTGCATTATTAAAACCAAGTGTTGTTCGGGAGATAATCCAGACTACACAAGATCAAAAGCAAGAAGATTTTTTAGAATACTTCATTAAACATACTACATATTATTCTGTTTATGGTTTAGTTGATGCTGCTATAACAGAGTTTATTTTATATTCAGTTTATATTTTATATAAACAATTATTTGATGTATATTATACTGGGGAATCCGATTGGATAAGTGACAATCTTGCTCATCAAGAATCTAATAGATTTGAGGAATTTATGCGTAATCTAAATGATGATAGGGCAGTGACTGCCAGTATTCATAGTAGAGCATTCGATGAAGAATTATCAATTGAACAAAAACAACGTTGGGTTGAGTTTTTAAGTTTAAAAAATTTAAGTTTATTCTAATGTATCAATGCAAATATTGTGAAAAAGAATATCGTAAGGAAAGTACTCTTGTGGCACATCTTTGTGAGCCGAAGCGACGTTGGCAACAAGAAACAGAAACTGGTGTACAATTTGGTCTAAGATCTTATTTACAGTTCTATGAATCTACACAGGGCAGCGCACGGCTGAAAAGTTATGAAGATTTTGTTAACAGTCCTTATTATAATGCTTTCGTTCGTTACGGCAGACATTTGGTTGCTGTTCGGGCTATCAATAGCACTAGTTTCACTGCATGGCTTTTAAAGAACAATAAAAAATTAGACTTCTGGTGTAAAGACAGCTTCTATGAAGAGTGGTTACTAGAATATCTAAAGAAAGAGTCACCACAAGACGCACTAGAACGTGCATTACGGGAGATGGAAGATTATGCTGGAAATAGTGACATTGCTAGTTTTAGTCATTACTTTATATACGGCAATACTAATCGTGTTTGCTACCATATTACTACCGGTCGCGTTAGTCCTTGGGTTGTTTATAACTGCGACAGTGGCATTGAATTTCTTGGCAATCTTAGCGAAGAACATTTGGGTTTGGTTATGCCTTATATTGATCCTGATTTTTGGAATCGTAAATTCAGTGACTACGTTGCTGATGTAGAGTGGTGTAAACATATTTTAAAAGAAGCAGGACTATGAAATTTACCTCGGACATTGATATTGACGTAGGCGATAGAGACAAAGCATTAGCTCTACTAATCTATACTGCAGCCTCTATTATCAAAGAAGGTAAAAATACCCGACACAATACAGGTGTATATTTTACTGATATTCCTGTAGACCCCTTTACTGGCAGAGCAAGTCTAGACTACCAAGCAGCAGAAGAACGCGGCTACGTTAAAGTTGACGTACTTAATGTTGGCTTATATAAACAGATTACGAACGAAGAACATCTGCAGCAATTAATGCAACAGGAACCGGCTTGGGATAGATTATATGAACCAGAGTTTTGTGCTCGACTGATACATATAGGCGCACATTATGATACACTTGTTAAAATGCCCGAAGCTGTTAACAGTATCCCAAGATTGGCTATGTTCTTGGCTGTGATACGTCCTGCAAAGCGGCATTTAATTGGGCGTACTTGGCGGGAAGTTGCTGAGACTGTTTGGGAAAAGCCTGCAGATGATGGATATTTCTTTAAAAAGGCTCACGGAATTGCCTACTCACATCTAGTAGCAGTTAATATGAATCTGCTTACCCAAGCTTCCTTACAAGCGTAATACTACGCCTTTTGCTGCGTTTTGCAGCAATTTCTTTAAGGCTCACTTGCGGGCCAAATTTAATATTCACATCTTTGCTGTTCATGGTCTTTAACAAAGGCCTGAATTGCTGCCATTCGGACTTTAAAAACACATTGATAGGAATTAATCTATTACTTTCCCACCACCACATCTCTGCAAGTTCTAAAAACTGCTGTTTTTGCTCTAGGGTGCGCAATGCGCCGTAGTCGTAGATAGTGGTAATAACTTCATCCAAGTTTTGAATAACACCAATGTAATCGTTACCACCGTAAACAAGGTAGGTCAAGAATGGGTATTTTTTAAGTAATTCTGCGTAGTCTGGTTCAACCATTTATTCAATAAATACATAATAATGCAAATTCAATGTTATTTATATTCCAATATAGTACCGGTCCAAATTTGGGATCCTGCTATATTCTCACCAAGGAACAGAGTCGTGTACAGTCGCCCAATTACCGTGTATCAAGGGATAGATAATCCCCTACAAATTGTGATTAAAAATCAGGATCAAAAACCAGTAAATTTAACCGGTTATACTGTTCAGCTGAATATAGAAGATCCAGTTCATAAAACTACTGCTTATAGTTTAGCAGTCTCTTTTACTGATATCACCAAGGGACTAGGCACAGTTATTGTTGATACTGCAACTGTCAACAGCCTGGATCAGAGAATTTATAAACTGACACTAAAAAAAGTATTAGCAGCAGACGGTAGCGAAAGCCCACTTTACATTGATGATAACTTTGGAGTTCCGTTGGATTTGGATGTGCGAGACGCATATTATTCAACAACAGAACCTGCACCTGCACTGAACGAAGTTGTAATTGACAGCGGATTATTACCATGACAACAGCGAATGTAAACATAACCAAGGTACTGCTGAAACGCGGTAATACTGTACAGAACGATAATTACACAGGTGTTTCTGGTGAACTGACAGTTGACACACAATTAAAAACCTTACGAGTACACGATGGTGTAACTGTTGGCGGTAACGCTATAACTGCGTTGGGCGCAATTGGTTCGTACAGCAATACAAATACTGCCGCATATTTGGCCTCGCAAAGTATTACCAGCGCAAACATTGGGGCATTTCAAACTTTTGCCAATTCCAATGCAGCTACACAGTCCATAAGTATTAATTCTATTAATGCCAATGTTGGCGCATATCAAACTTTTGCCAATTCCAATGCAGCTACGCAAACCACAGAGATAAATTCATTACGAGCAAATATTACTGCGGCTAACACCGCAATAACGAACTTAACTAGCAATGCAGCTATACAAGCAACCTTGCTAGACACATTGACTGGTAATGCGGTTACACAAAGTCAAGTACTTGATACACTAACATCAAATGCTGCTGCACAAGCTACATCACTGACCACACTATTAAGTAACGCCGTTGCACAACAAACATCACTGATTGATTTAGTTGCTAACGCTGCTACACAAGCACAGGCAATTGCCAATGTGACAGGAACATACAGTAATACTAATGTAGCGGCATACTTGACCACAGTTACTGGCAACATTCTTCCAAGTGCTAATGTAACCTACAGTCTTGGTAGTTCAACCCGCCAATGGAAAGACCTGTGGGTCAGTAATAACACAATTTATATTGGCAATGTTCCTATTACTGTCAGCAATGGAAATTTATTAGTTAATGGAAGTTTAGTAACAGGCAGTGGCGGAAGTGGCACAGATGATGTCTTGAGAGCCAATGTTGGTGCGTATCAAACATTTGCTAACAGCAATGCCGCAACACAGGCCACAAGTATTAATTCAATCAATGCCAACATTGGCAGTTTCTATACCTATGCCAACTTAAACTATGGCACCAGCAGTTACGCCAATGCTAACGTGGCTGGTTATCTAGCCAGTCAGAACATTACCAGCGCCAACATTGGCGGCGGTCAGACATACGCAAACACACAAGTTAATTCAATTAACGCCAACCTGGGCGCATATCAAACATTTGCTAACAGCAATGCCGCAACACAGGCCACAAGTATTAATACATTTAACGCTAATCTGGGTGCATATCAAACCTTTGCTAATTCTAACGCTGCTACTCAGGCAACAAGTATTGCAACATTACAAACACAAGTATATGCCAATACCAATGTAAACACATACCTATCATCTAGTGTGATTGGATCATTGTCAACTAGTGGTAACTTAACAGTGGGCGGCAACTTGATTGTAAACGGCAACAGTACTATTATTAATACTGCCAGTTACACCATTGATGACAATATACTACAGATAGCAGATGGCAATCCGGCTGATACGCTAGACCTGGGTTTTGTTGGTCACCGCACAGTAGCAGGCAATCTCCAGCATACTGGATTGGTACGCGATGCCAGTGCAGGCAACTGGAGACTATTTAGTAATGTAACAGCACAGCCTGGTAATACAGTCGACTTTACTAATGCTGTCTATGATGACCTGGTAGTTGGTAATATTTCTGCCAACATTGTTAAGAATAACTACACCTGGACCTTTGGCACAAATGGCACTACAACATTACCAACGGTGCTTGCAGGAGATACCTCAATAGGTACTGCGTTTAATACAAACCCTCCGGGACATACTGTAACATTGAAACACAACGGAGGCGTGAGCGGTGGCAGCGGCGGCGAACTAAAATTTGATTACGGAAATGCTCAAATCAAAGTTGTTAAAGATGCTGGTACTACACAAACCTGGACTTTTGGCACAGATGGCACAACACAATTCCCTAATAGCTTAATACTAGCACCAGTTAGTCAAAGTATCACTATGCAGAGTGATCAATATTCACAGTTAATGTGGGAAAACGCTAATCTAACCGTGGCCCCAAATATGGCCATTAACTCAAACTTCTATGTAGCACAAAATAATGCTACCTTGGACATTGGCTATCGCGACGGTAGTGGTACCCAAGTAATCAAATCGTGGTATTGGAATGCAGATGGCATCATGACATTACCAACTGCTGGTCGAATAAATTTTGATAATCTTTCTATCAGCAGTGATGCCAATGTTTCTGCATTTTATGCTCCGGCTGGAAATGTTCAACTTGCTGCCGGCATTGGTGATGCACAAATAGTTGCAAGTTCCCTAAGTGATTCTAAAATCTGGAACTTTGGCGCAAATGCCAATCTAACACTACCCGAAACAGGATACCTGCGAGTGGGCTCGGGCATTGTACCTGCATTTATATCAAGTCCTGCACCAATCATTACTGGATTCAGTAACATCAGTGCTCAGAATTTTACTTTCCTGGCCAATGGTGTAAACATTTTATCCACTGTGGGTGCTGGTGCATATGGCAACACACAAGTGGCCAGTTACCTGCTAAACTTTGACGGAGATATTGAATTTACTTCAAGCACAGCAAAGATTGGCAATGTGGATGTGATCACTGTAATGGACAGCATACGAAGTCCCGCCTACCAATTCAGCAACGGTACAAGTATTTTTGATGGTATAACTGGTGGCGGCGGAACAACGTACACCAATGCCAACGTGGTCGCAATGTTGGCTGCTAATAGTGCAGTCTTCGTTGGTAACGTGGGCAACGTCAGTGGATTTTCGTTACAGGCCAACAACACACAGTTTTTCATTGGCGGCAACACAGTCATTGCGTCAGGCAACGCTAACGTAACAAATTCAACAACGTTTCTGCACAACATGTACTTTGCAGCCAACGGTACTAGACTGGTTCGTAATACCGGTGCTGGTGTAGGCCTGCTTTCATTTGATTCAACCGGCTTTACTGTCAGTGGGCTTGTTACTGTACAGACAGCGAATGCTACACCGGCCTTGCCCCAATGGATAAAGGCCAACGCCAGTGGTTTGTTTGCCCCTAGTGGGTTTACTACCAGCACCATGACAGCCAGTGGCACAGTAGCAGTCAATGGCGCAAATGGTATAACAACCACACAAACTACATTCCCGTTGGTCAATGCTACTGCAACCACAATCAACATGGGCGGTGCCGCAACCAACACATTTATTGGTGCCAATAGTGCTGGTACTGGTAGTAACGTATTTGTTGGTAATACCGTGGGAACTCTATACAGCAATTTAACAATACGTGCTCGAGGCGTATATAATCAACCTCTAAACGGTTCGGTGGCCAGCGGCGGCGGATATCCTGCTACCTACTACACCAACGTGGCCACCACTGGCGGGTCAGGCACAGGAATGATTGTAACTATCCAAGGTGGAGCCAGTGGATATCTCCAAGGCGCTAATGTGACCAATCCTGGTACTGGATATCGGAATGGTGACACCATAACCATACCAGCAGGATCTGTCCCAGACGCACAAGCCGGTGGTAGTGGTGCTTCATTTACTTTGACCAATTATAATCCTAACTACTCTGGAAACACAACTGGACAGGCCGACTACTTGTTTGGTATAGACGGTAACTTGACGTTGCCAGGTAACGTAACAATAGCTGGTGTTGGTAGCATACGTTATGCCAATGGTATAAACTACGCATCAACTGTAGTTGGCACATACAGCAATGTAAATGTCGAAGCATACATTGGTGGTAATATTGGAGCTTACTACGCTTTTGCCAACGCAAATGCTGCTACTCAGGCAACAAGTATTAACACCATTAATGCCAACATTGGTGCATATCAAACTTATGCCAATGCCAATGTTGTAGCAATACAAGCCAATTTAGGTGCATATCAAACTTATGCAAATGCAACATTTACATATGGTAACACACAGGCCAATGCCTTGTTATCCAGCAACACAGTCAGTACCGTAAGCACAACTGGTAATATCACAACTATAGCCAACCTAGTGGCCACTGGTAACGTATATGGTTCAACCTTTGTTGGTAACGTGGTAGCGTCTGGTAATAACACAGTTGGCAACTTGATTACCACCGGAAACTTATACGGTAACGTAGTTGGTACCACTGGCGTATACTCAGGCAACGTTAACATCAATGGTGTTACGACATTAACTGGTAACTTGGGTGTCAACGGTAGTAGTGTAACCATACTTGACAGCATATTGGGACTACATACCTTTGCCAATCTAGCGGCATGGACCACCGATGATGGCCGAGATATTGGTATACGTATGCACTACTACAGTGGTACAGACAAAGCGGCATTTTTAGGATTAGAGAACACAACCAAATCTCTACAGTTTATAGCAGATGCCACAGAAACCACCAGTAATGTGACAGGTACGTTTGGTAATGTACAGTTTGGTAGTTTGTTATTAAGTAATGCCACTGCTGCAACCAGTACAACTACAGGTGCATTGATAGTATCAGGTGGTATTGGTGCTGTTGGCAACATTTGGCAAAGTGGGCAGCATATCATATCAAATGCCACTACAAGTACCAGTACCACAACTGGGGCTTTGGTAGTCACAGGTGGCGGCGGTTTTGGCGGTAATGTGTTTGCTAACAACATCGTAGCCAATGTTACACCAGCGGTAACATCAACTCCGGCAACAGGTGTTGGTTATATAGGTATGCCACAAAATGCCACCGGATCAGCCACGTTGACAATAGCTGACGCTGGCAAGCACATTTACATAACGTCAACAGGGCAAACTATAACTATCCCTGCTAACAGCAGTGTGCCATATCCAATCGGAACAACAATTGCATTTATTGCCGGCCCAAGTGCTACTACAGGAACTATTGCTATCACAACAGATACCATGTACCTGGCAGGCACAGGCACAACTGGATCAAGAACATTGGCTGCATATGGTATGGCCACAGCAGTCAAGGTAGCAGCCACAACATGGTTTATTAACGGAACAGGATTAACCTAATGACCGGTATTGCAATGCTTAATGCCAGTTTTGCTTCTGCTCCACCGGCTGCGTTAGTTCTCAACCTTGATGCAGCGATAGGAGCATTACCAGGATCGGCACTTGGTAACAGTGCTGATTTTAATGGTACAAGTCAGTACCTAACATTACCGGCCAGCACAAATTGGGCTCTTGGCACTGGTGATTTTACCATTGAGTGGTTTCAATATATGTCTAGTACACCAAATGCTTACGAAAGAGTATTTTCTGTAGGAAGTTATCCAAGTGCATCAATTGCAGTTAGCATTGAAGGGGGAACATTTTACCTATGGGAAGCAAGCGGATCTAGATTTAGTCAGTCAATAATTGACTATCAAGAGATATGGGTGCATTTTGCTATATCAAGAGTTAGTGGTCAAACCAGTGTATATCAAAACGGAACGCGGCTAGGATCAGCTTATGCTGATACTAACAATATTAACAATTCCAGTAGTGTTTTGGCCATTGGACAGGAAAGTACTCCTACCGTTGGTTCTTACTTTACAGGATATCTAAGCAATTTTCGCATAATCAAAGGCACAGGATTATATTCGGGAGCATCGTTGACTGTGCCAACCACAGCATTGCTTCCAGTATCTGGTACAGTGGTGTTACTGCCATTGACAGCCTCACCATTCATGGACATGTCCACTAATAACACTACTGTTACTAATGTTGGTACAGTTACAACATCTGCAGTAAATCCACCACTAAGTGCTCCTAACACAGATCTACTAGGCACCTCTGTGACCAAAAGAAACACCAGCAGCACCATGGCCTGGGCCACTACCACAGGAGGTATATTCCGTAAGACTACAACCGGTACTGCTGACTTCTTGACCTTTGGACCAGATTATTCAGCAACTTCTAAAGCCTATACTGTGATGATGGTTTATCGTACTGGTTCAACTGCTGGTAGATTGTTAAACGCCAATACTGCAAGTCCAGATTGGTTAATGGGCATATGGGGTAGCCCCAGTCATGTACAGAATATTTTCTTCAATGGCAATTTTGTTGGCGCAAGTAATACCGCCGCAACCGGTGCGTGGACTTTTCAATGGGTCACTTACAACGGTCAATCAGCTGCCGCTGTGTCAAACAGTTATGTGGCCACAAACAGTCAACCAACAACTACATTTGGCACTGGTTCAACCAATGGTGGATTTAATCAGCTGAGATTGTTTGGCAGATTTGTTGATGCCACAACCATTTCAGAGGTAGGTGTTTATGATACAGCATTGGTCAAAGTTTGGGATGGTGTGTTGACACTGGCACAGATACAGGCTCAGTATGCGGCTTACAAATCAAGATTTGGATACTAACATTTACAAGTTCAATGTAAAGCAATAAGTATAGTATGACCATACTATACACTCTAATACTTACACATATCACTATCGCCTGCGTCACATTATATCTACATCGCAGCCAAGCACATCGCTCAGTAACATTCCATCCTGCGATAGCTCACTTTATGCGAGCCTGGTTATGGTTAACCACAGGCATGGTTACTCAACAATGGGTAGCTATCCATCGTAAACATCACAGATTCAGTGATGCGGAAGGCGATCCGCACAGTCCGCATGTGTTTGGGCTTAAACAAGTATTGATTAAAGGAGCAGTATTATACCATGCTGCAAGCAAAGACAAAGACATGATTGAACAGTACGGCGCAGGTACTCCTGATGATTGGATTGAAACAAATGTTTATTCCAAGCATAGTCGGTTAGGTATTATGATAATGTTATTAATAAATATTTTACTGTTTGGATTTCCGGGTATTGTTGTTTGGGCGATACAGATGTTATGGATTCCTTTCTGGGCTGCAGGTGTAGTTAATGGTATAGGACACTGGTGGGGGTATAGAAATGGAACGACACGAGATCAATCTAGAAATATTAGCCCTTGGGGTATTATTATTGGCGGTGAAGAGCTTCACAATAATCACCATCTGGACCCTGCTAGTCCCCGTCTTTCGTTAAAGGCATACGAATTTGATATTGGTTGGATGTATATTCGACTTTTTCAATCATTGGGTTTGGCAACCGTCAAAAAATAGTATATAATACTAGCATGTTAGATTCTATCCAGCAAACAGTTTTGCAACTACTGCCTGCCCGTAAAAAAACGGGTCAGAATGGATGGACCAGTTTTAACGCACCTTGTTGCGTACACAATGGCGAAAGTGCCGACACAAGAGGACGAGGCGGAATAAAAACAAATGCAGGACAAATTTCCTTTCATTGCTTTAATTGTGGTTATACTAGTAGTTTTATTCCGGGCCGGCATCTAACTTTTAAATTTCGTAAACTGTTGCAATGGTTAGGTGCAGATGACTTGACTGTACGCCGATTAGTAATAGATGCAGTGCGTTTAAAAGACTTAGTTGCACCTGAAGAGATCGCCGAACCCGAACAAGAGATAAAGTACGAAGCAAGAACACTACCAGCAGAAGCAAGAAACATTGTTGACCTGGCATCTTTTTATGCCACCGGAGATTATACAAATGTGCCAGCAGAGTTATTGGCAGCAATTGAATATGTGCATCGTAGAGCAATAGATATCAACCAATACAAGTTCTATTGGACTCCTGAAGAAGCATATAATCTACATCGTAGGATTGTCGTTCCTTTCTACTATCAAGGTGAAACCGTTGGTTATACTGCAAGAGCAATAGCGGATGGCGTAAAACCCAAGTACTGGAGTAATCATCCCGCAGACTTTGTGTTTAACCTAGACACGCAGCAAAAAAATTGGCAGTTTGTTGTTGTATGCGAAGGACCCTTTGATGCAATGAGTGTAGATGGTGTGGCACTAAACGGCAGTGAAGTGTCAGATCAACAAGCAGAATTAATTGATCGCTTACAGCGTGAAGTCATTGTTGTACCCGACGGTGATAGAGCAGGACGTAAACTTGTTGATCGTGCGATTGAACTGGGGTGGACAGTGAGTTTTCCGGTGTGGTTGGAGACCTGTAAAGACATCAACGAAGCAGTCTTAAAGTATGGCAAACTTTTTGTAATCAAAGCAATACTTGATGCAAAAGAGACTAGTCGACTAAAAATTGAATTAAAGAAAAAGAGATTATATTCATGACAACATTTACTTTTGTAGGGTGCTCTTTTACTGTTGGAATAGGGCTCGAGCTGGAAAAAAATGACCCAGGTAATTATGTAAATACAGTTTCTGCATATTTTAACGCAGAGGCAAATAATTTAGCAGTAGTTGGCCACAGTAATTATAATATTTTTATGTCTGCTCTCAATGAACTACTTTATTGTCGTCCTGATAAATTATTTGTTCAATGGACTGCATTAAATAGAACATGGTTATATCCTGGACCAGATACAACATTTAGTTTGTCACACACAATTAAAGAAGATTATAAGTATAGAGATTTATATTTTTCAAAAAAAGATTTACAAAAGGTATCAGACGTATACCATCTTCTTAATCATGATTATTGTAATCTAATAGAATTAATAAATTATTCAAGAATATTAGAATCTCTCGCCAAAGGAAAAACACAATTGATTTTTATAAATGGGTTAGTTCCGTGGACTAAAGAAATTAATGATCAGTCTACTGTCACCGACTATGCAACGAAACTCAGCGAATACTCAAAAGAAATATTGGAATTTGAAAGCAGAGATGACCAGGAATTAGCGAAATTTTTCAATGATTTAAATTATAAAATAAACAGTTTACAACACGACCAATGGGTGAATATGTTTGAATCCCTGTATGAATTACAAATAGATTTTGGAAACGATAATCAACATCCAGGGCCTAACAGTCATAAATTATATGCAACTAAAATTATTAATTACTTAAATAATCACAATGACTAAAGACTACAACGCCGATATACAGAAACTATTCTTGGAAATGATGCTGCAAGACGCAGAAACTTATGTGCGTGTGCAGAACATTTATAACCCAGAGAACTTTGATCGTAGCTTACGTGCCACTGCAGAGTTTATTAAAAAGCACAGCGATGATCACAAAACTTTGCCCACTAGAGATCAAATTAAGGCAACAACAGGTGTAGAATTACGCCCAGTTCCGGACATGATCGAAGGACACTATAATTGGTTCCTTGAAGAGTTTGAAGGCTTTAGTCGTCGCAATGAACTTGAACGTGCTATCCTTAAAGCAGCAGACCTATTAGAAAAAGGCGAGTACGATCCTGTAGAAAAACTGATCAAGGACGCTGTACAGATTAGTCTAACCAAAGACATGGGCACAGATTACTTTGAAGATCCTCGTGCTCGACTGATGGCAATCAGGAGCAATAACGGACAAGTCAGTACAGGCTGGCCCACTATGGATGCCAGACTGTTTGGTGGTATGAATAGGGGAGAACTAAACATCTTTGCTGGTGGATCTGGGTCAGGTAAATCGTTGTTTATGCAGAACATTGCCATTAACTGGATGACTGCAGGACTTAACGGTGTGTTCCTTACACTAGAACTCAGTGAAGGTCTCACTGCTATGCGTATGGATGCCATGGTAGCAAACTGCAGCACCAAGGAAATCTTTAAGGATCTAGACACACTGGAAATGAAGATTCGCATGGTAGGCAAGAAGTCCGGCAAGTTGCGTATCAAGTACATGCCAGCACAGAGCAATGTAAATCAGATACGAGCATACCTGAAAGAATTAGAAATACAAACAGGCATGAAAACAGACTTTATCATGGTTGACTACCTGGACTTGGTAATGCCGGTGTCGGCTAAGGTTAGTCCCAGCGACTTGTTTGTTAAAGACAAATATGTTTCAGAAGAACTACGTAACCTAGCTAAAGAATTTAACATACTAATGATCACTGCAAGTCAGTTAAATCGTAGCGCAGTTGAAGAAATTGAATTTGACCATAGTCATATTAGTGGTGGTATAAGTAAAATTAACACAGCAGATAATGTGTTTGGTATTTTTACAAGTCGTGCCATGAAAGAGCGCGGACGTTATCAAATACAACTAATGAAAACACGTTCGAGTAGTGGTGTAGGTACCAAGGTAGACTTAGAGTTTAACATGGAAAGTCTACGTATTACAGATCCCGGCGAAGAGGCACAAACAGAAAATGGTGGCTTTGGGCACCAAACCGGCAAAGGCATAATGGATCAAATCAAGAGTACCAGCACCGTCTCTCCGATGATAGCTGCTAAACCTCGAGAAGGTTTCAATATTGAAAGTAAAGTACAGGGTTCAGTAGATAGTACTAAACTGAAACAAATGCTAGCCGGATTAAAAAGTAAAGCAGAATGAATAGCGAAACTATAGAATTTGAATTACATTTATTGTCAGAATCTTGGAATAAACCACCACAAGCAAAAATCTCCGTTGATGACACGGAATATTTTAACGATGTTGTTCCTAAAGGATCACATGTCGTAAAATTTACACACACCTGTGACTTTGATAGACCGCATAGACTAACATTAACCAGATCTGGTAAAGACGACAGCCAATGTAAAATGTTGCCCAATGGAAAGAAGTTAGATCAAATTTTGACATTAGAAAAACTTAAAGTTGATGGTATAGATATACGAAATATTGTTTGGTCTCAGAGCATTAACATAGCCGAATATCCAGAGCCCTGGGCCACCGAACAACGTACTGCAGGACATATACTAGAACAAGAAGCTATAGGTGTTACAACATTTGGCCATAACGGAACTTGGTACTTAGATTTTACAAGTCCATTTTATATTTTTATTATGCACTGGATGGGGGGAGGTCCAAAATGATTGACTATAACGGTATACAATTAAATGAAAAACTAATTCCTGTAGTAGATACGTACATGCAGGAGTTAAAAGCAAACTGGTATAATAAATCACAAACCACAGTTAATAACAACGATTTTGTGCCAATGGCCGATGAATGGTTTAAGAGTACACGCATTAATAACTTGCAAGGGTGGGATCAATTTCCCTGTCAGGATATCATACTTGGTTGTACTCACTATATTGAATCTATTGTGTTAAAATATGGTTGGGATGGATTTCAAATCTTACCCGAAGACTATGCCTACTATGGATTAATGGGAAAATTTGGTGTTGGCATTGGAAATTTAGCATCCAACGTTCCGTTACTAGTATCTTTACCAAATTGGAAATATTCCGATCTACGCCCTGAGTGGGCAGCAGTATTACAAGAATGCGAAGAAAAGAATATTGATATTCACATTGATATGGCCTGGATAATTACAGCCAAAGATATAGAGATAGATTTAGGTCACCCTAACATAAAATCTTTTGCAATGAGTATGAGCAAGTACAATATGGAGTGGAATAGAATTGGCTTACGTTGGTCAAAACAACGAACAATGGATTCTATTACCATTTTTAATCACTACTATGGTAATGTCAATAATGGAACTGTATCTTGTGGTGCATATATGTTGAAAAATATACCTCGAGATTATGTATGGAACACATACGGTGCAAAATACGATTCTGTATGTGAAGATCATGATTTAGTTAAAACTAAATTATTACATGTGGCTAGAATTCCGGGTAATGATTATCCTAACGGTATCAGCCATTTATTAGCCAGTGACAGTGAATGACATATTCAGTACATCAACATTGGGATCCTTTGCGTGTCTGTGCTGTAGGCAAAATGTATCCTGCTGAGTTTTTTAATTTCATCACTGATTCAGAAGCACGTGACATTATGCAGCGTATTGCCAGTGAAACAGAACAAGACCTGTTGAATTTAGCAAAAGTATTAAAAAGTTTTGATGTTGAAGTAATTAGAACAGATGTGGAAGAAAACACAGATTGTTATCACATAGGCACTGGTTATTTGCCGCCTCCCATGACTCCTCGAGATGATACCGCAATGATAGGCACAAAGTTTTTTATGCCTACGCCGGATCGTAATCGTAAATGGGATAGACTAAGAGGAACATCGTGGCCAGCCCGTCCACCGGTCACTGAAGAAGAATTTTGTTCATTACCTAAATTTGTACTTGAAGAGCTAATAGACATTTTTAATATTGATAATGTGTTTCAATTATACGATAGAGATTATTCAACATTAACAACAATTCAGAATCAAGTCAAACAACAAGGAAATACTATCTATTACGATCAGCAAATTGATAGTGCAATGGTTTGCAGACTAGGTAAAGATTTATATTTTGGAACATGGGATACATCTCAATATAATAGCGAATACTTAACAAAATTTCAAAATCTATTCCCGGAATATCGATGCCATATTGTAAACACCGAAGGGCACTTGGATGGAACATTTTGCCCTGTTAGCGAAGGGTTAATTATTTCTAGTAGATCAATTGAGCTAGAAGTATTTGATAAATTATTTCCTGGATGGGAAGTGGTATACACAGATATTAACACACCTCCAGGTATTAAGAAATGGTGGGTTCCGGGAGAAGAGAACAATATAGCATTTACAAATTTTGTAAATACTTCGCTTAAAAACTGGGTTGGATCAATTGAAGAAACATCAATTGATGTAAATTTTCTTATAATTAATCCTACTAATATTTTATGTACACAAGAAAATGATGTATTGTTTCGAGCATTAGAGAGATTTAATATTAAAGCACATGTGGTGCCTTTTAGACATTCAACATTCTGGGACGGCGGACTGCATTGCTTCACTACAGATTTAAATAGGGACGGTGCTATTAAAGATTACTTTCCAGAAAGAAATTAATGCCACTTGATTTTACTCTAATAGAAAAAGCAACTAACTATTCAATTGATCAATTTGATAAAAAAACTTCAACAGATTGTCCTTATATTTTTATATTATATGAGTTCTTGGATCCTGAACTACTAGAAAAATTATACAAGTTTGCCTTATTTAATAATAACTGGAGCATACAAGAAGACTATAAAAAAATAGGATATCGTAACAGTAGATTTAAACTCAATTGGGAAAGTGATACTGTCATCGAGGAAACACATATTGTTCTTGAAAATTTAACCAAAGTTCTCAATCAGTTTTACAAAAAGAATAATAAATTTCTAGGTATAAATCTATGGAAAGATGTAACAGGATTTAGTCTGCCTACACACATAGATAACCCAGACATAGATCTAGCAATGCAAATTTACTTAAACAACGGCACAGATGATCTAGGCACTACGTTTACCTATCAAAGCAATATTATCAAAACACCGTATATTGAAAATCACGGATACATAATGGACAATTTAGGGAAAGTTATACACTATTTTGATTCAACAATTCCATTGGATTACACAAGATACAGTCTTTATGCTATATGGGCCAAAATTCAATAAATACTTTAAATTCGGGGCAGATTTTGCAAAAAAAGACTCGTAGCATACTTGATGAATTGGCACATTTACCAGTGTCGCGTGATCGCGAAAATCTGGTAGAAAGTAGAGCTACGCACGTAATTAGTGGGGCTATCAATCTTATTAATTATATTAAAGAAAATTATGATCAAGAGCAAGCGGCAGAATTAGAACGTAGACTTCTTAACAGTATCAGATCGCAAGATCCTGCAAAATTTAGCCGCGGTGTAAGGAGATTTAAGAATGATAATTAGCGAAGGCGGGAACGTATTTAAAGGTCCCAACAAAGAACCACTAACACAACGTATTAATCGTGAGGATGTACCTGCTACCGTCAAGTGGCTTGAAAATGCTACCGGGCTAGCATTTCCTGAACAAACATGGTTGGGCACAACAGGACGCAAGTCAAGTTCCGGAGACTTAGATTTATCAGTTGACGAATCTAAATTGGACAAAGACACATTAGTACAAACTTTACTAGCCAATGGCGTAGATAAAAACAGTATTAAAAAGTCCGGAGACAGTGTACACGTTAAAACACCTATTGCCGGCAATCCCAGTAACGGATTTGTGCAAGCTGATTTAATGTTTGGTGAACCAGACTGGCAATCATTTAGTATGAGCGGATCTGCTGAAGGCAGTCAGCTGACTGGCATGAGCCGTCATATTATATTGGCCAGCATAGTCAGTGCATTGAACCCAGGACTCAAGTGGAGTTACAAAAACGGTCTAGTGGATCGTGTCACAAACACCACGATAGAAAACGGAAAAAGTCCAGCTACACTAAGCAAGATCACTGGTATACCTGTAGCCAAGTTAAACTCCGCAGATGATATTATTGACGCTGTTAGTAAACGACCTAACTATGCTCAATTAGTTGCAGCAGCGAGAGAAACACTGGCACAGAGTGATATACAACTACCTGAAGCAGCACCCGCACCGGGTACTGCAGCATGGTTTAGAACATATAGCGATAAGTTTTAATGATATTAGATTTTATCAACATGCTTACCGAGGCAGCAGATCCTCGTACACCGCACCCCGAAGATGCTATCTTTCAAGGTAGCGCCGCTGCGGCACAACAAGTGGCCGGTCTTAAATCAGTGATTGCAAATCCTACCAATCTAACAATTAAGTGGGACGGTAAGCCAGCATTAATATTTGGAAGAGACAAAGACGGCCAATTGGCCGTCATGGACAAGTATATGTGGGACGCCGGTGTGTTAGCCAAGAGTGTGAAAGAATGGCAGACCTATGATGCTAACAAAGCATCAGGTAATCTGCGTGGTAGCTTATACGACCTATTAGAAGTCGTATGGCCAGGTTTAAATGCAGCAGTACAAGGTCCTGGGTTTTATTGGGGCGATTTATTATATGCCGGACAACTGCAACCAGTACAAGGCAAGTTTGTTTTTCGCCCTAACCTAGTAGAATATCGTATCCCGATTAGCAGTCCTCTTGGTAAACAAATGGCCGGAACTGTGGGCGGAGTTGTAGTACATCAATACTATTCAGAACGCGGAGCAGCACCCGTACAATGGAATGGTAAAGGCTTAGGTACAGTACCCGGCGGTGTTGCAATTATAAGTCCGACTGCAGGAAATAGATTTGCATTAAAAACTCCGGTACAACAAGAACGAGCTGCAGATGCTGCACTACAAAAATATGGTGCCGCGGTCGATCAATTACTAAGCACCGTTCCGCAGAGTGCTAGAGATAGAATTAAAACATACTTTAATAAATTTATCACAGGCCAAACTAAAGAAGCATTACACGATTGGCTGGCAGCAAATGTCAGTGGCAAGCAATATCAAGCACTAGCCGGCGATGATCATACAGGTAGTTTATTTGCACAAGATGATCAAGGACAAATTGTAGAAAGTCCAGGTTATGTAGGGTTAAAAGCAATTTGGAACAGCGTCTATGCTTTTAAACAAAATCTAGCCAAGCAATTGGCACCACAAGTGCAAGGACTAGAAGAGTATGTAAATGGACAACCCGCCGGGGAAGGATTTGTGTTTCCCACACCCAGTGGACTAGTAAAAATAGTAGATAGAGAAGTGTTTTCCGCAGCCAATTTTGCGAAAAATGGCTAACTGGTATAAATATTAACATGCGGTAACGCAAATAATTAAGGAGAATTAAAATGGCAATCGGAGTTACAAGAGTAAGTGGTGATTCACAATTAGTGAACAATATCGGTGACGGTTACACCCTAAACGCAAATGCACAAATTATCAACACAGGTATTGCAAGCCCAATCAAGGCTTACAAAATTACTACACTAGGTGTTACTGCTAACTTAGCAGCAGAACTAAAAGGTCCAAGTACAGCAGGAAAAGACCCAGCGGTACACACTTTGTTAAAAACTATTGCAGCCAATGCTACAGTTTTAGCATATCAAGTTGATGCATCAGGTTCAACAGCACAACTAAGCGTTATTGTTGAGCGTAGCAGCTGGGGCAGCGATGCAGACCTACAAGCCACTATTCGTACACTAAGTCACGATGGTACAGCTGGTGCTAACATTGGTGCATACGGTAACGTATTCCCAGCTTTAGCGGCAGTTACATCAACAGGCGGTATCAAAATAGCTTAATTAAACTAAGCGTTTAAAAAGCAGCTTCGGCTGCTTTTTTTATGACTGCGATAAATATATACATGCGGTAACGCAAATATTTTAGGAGAAATAAAATGCCAATCGGAGTTACAAGAAGCGCAGGTTATGCGTATACAGGTACAACTGGTGTGTTAAATGGTGTACAATACACCAACGCTGGTCAAAGTATTAAATTATATGTTGTTGCATCGTTAAACTTATCGTCTGAAGATGACGCAGCAGACGAAGCATTCGAAGCAATCATTCAACTTTTTCCACCTGTGTTAGCATATTATTCTCATGCTACTACTGGTGCAATTAGCTTGATCTGCGACGGTGTTAACGCACCAGCAGCAAGTGCATTACAAACAGCACTACAAGCAATTGGAGCCAAGAAAGGCGCAGTTAACCTATCAAGTGCAACTGTTACTGATGGTACAAGTTTTGTAATTAGCTAATCTAATTTAATTTAGTACAAACAAAGGCAGACTTGTTCTGCCTTTTTTGTTGTCTATAAATATCTATATGAAATTCTACACTGGTGTTACATTAGTTGATATTACTGCCACTGGAGTCACAAGACATCGAGCCGAGCAAGAGCTTGAACGTGATCAACAACGTAATTGGGAAACAGTATTACAATGCATTGGACTCAGAGCGCAACCACAATTAATTGATGGTCCATTCTGTGATGAATACACAGTCGACGAGACCAGCTTCTTTGGGGAAATGTACTACGGTAAGCAAAAGGTCTGGCTTTTTAGTTTTGGGGTAGAGTTTGATGATGTGTTTTTATTGGATGGAGATCCGGTGGGGCAATTAGATAAGGACTTTGCACAAGTGCCGATTATTTGTGGACTTGAAGAATCAGCTAGATTCATACTCCCTATTTTTTACCCATATGGGGCAATCAAAAACATATACTTTATAGATGGCAG